GGATAATATCTAAAATTCTAATATTGCGTAATCGTATGATAAAGTTAATTCGATATCAGCAGGGTCATTAGATTCAAATGATAAATCATTAAAGTTAGCTGCCTGAATAAATGCACCTTTTAACTTCCATTGTTCGATTTTATCACCAACAGGTCCTAACATATAGAAATCAATATCTTTTTTGTAGAAATCTGCGTATCCTTTTCTACCAGTTAAAGATTCGTATCCTAATCTCACCCATTCCATCACTTGTTGTGCTCCACTTGGAACAATTGGGTCATATAATGTAATTGAGATATCTTGCCATTCACCTTTACCTTGTAGTTTTCTATAAGTGTTGATGTGGTCTAACTTCACAGTTTCGAAATTGATAGATGGTCTAGCTGCGGCTTTTATCAAGTAAGATTGAATTCCATCAATCTCCATGATATACCTGTTCTTCATCTTCGGTTCGAAGTTGGTGAACATCATTTCGTTAAATTCTAATACTTCTGCCATTTTTTTATTTTCCTCTTTATACTAATAAATATTAGTTGTTCAAATTTTTATATTATGCTGAGAACGATGCTCCAGTTGGTAAGATGTTGAAATCAATTACAATGAATTCAGCGGTCTTAGCAGGTTGTAGGAAAATCTGTCCAGCCAATATGTTTCTATCAACAACATCAGGTGTGTTGTTAGTCTCATCCATAACTACTTTAAATGCGTACAATCCTTGTCTTTGTTGGATACCTTCTAAGTAAGGTTGTACAGTGTTGATGAATCTACCTCTAGTCGATGCCGTATTTTGTTCGAATACTAAGAATCGAGATGTAGATGCCACAAATTTCTTAACGTTGATTAACAATCTTCTTACATTGATTCTATCCAATGCTGATGCTTTATCTTGCAACGTTTTTTGTCCGAATGCTACAATACCTTGTCCAGGGAAAGTTGCGATTGGATTTACTTTGTTTTCATATAAAGTATCTCTTTCAGAGTGTGTTAATCTATTCAATACTGAAACTGCTCCAATAATACCTCCTCTATTTAAACCAGCAGGTGCGAACCATTCAGCTGCAATAGCATCATTCGCTGCGTACACAGCAGGTAATAATACTGAAGGTGGTACTGAGATTAGTTTGTTTGTATTTGAATCTACTGTCTTAACCCAAGGATAATAAGAACCTACATAGTTCGAATCAATTGAGTTAGCTTGAGTAGTTACTTGTGCTATTGTATCGTTTACTGAAGTTAAATCAGCGATGTAGAAACAATCTTGTCTAGCTTCTACCATATCCAATACATCAGTTACAACTGCTGGGTGTAATCTTCTTACAATACCCGGAGTTGCTACCATATTAATATCATATTCATCAGCGTTTGAAATTGCGTTCACAGCTTTAGCGTATCCAACTGAACCACTAGCAGTAGAATCAGTTAAATCAAATCCTTGTGAATTTCCAGCTGAGATTGAAGAACCTAAAGCGATTTCTCTATTCGGGCTCATTCCATCAAATCCTCCTTGGAATCCTAATGAGAATTGTCTCTTAATCATATCAGCGGTTGCTGAACCAGTCATTTCTAATGATAATCCAACTCCACTTATATTTCCATCAAATCCAAACACTACATTAGAACCAACTCCTACACTTTCAGGTAGTGGGTTCATATAGTTAGCGTTATCATCTTTTACACCATCTGATTCAAAATCAAATCCAGCATAAAATTGTGGGTTACCACTTGTGTTAGCAATAGAACCGGTTTGGAATACAGCTGATGGAACTTGAGTTTCATCAGTTGCTTTAATTGGGTTAGAGTATGCTCCATGTCCAAATGGTGCTGCTGATACAGGGTATGAACCTTGTTCACCAACTTGTACTCTAATGTATTTTGAATTGTTTAACCAATCACCCCATTCAGTAATCTTACCATTTGAATCAATGGTACTATATCTATCACCAATTACTCTCGCAATATAGTTTGGAGATGCTGGGTCTAAGTTTACATTACTAAATGTTTCTAATACTACTTTTCTCTTATCAGTATCAGAGTAAGAACGAACAGTTACAGTAAATACTGAATAATCAGTTCCACCATCTTCACCTGCTGCTTTTACATTTGATATAGATATTTTAAATCTTTTGTTTTCACCATTACCATGTCCTAAAGTATGGAACTTAAATAGGTCATATCTTTCACCGGAGATTAATTGTGATTTTACAAATGGTGTTGCTGCTGAACTAGCATCGTAAGTAAAGTTCTGAGTTGGTAATACAACTGATTGTACTACATTTTTATCTTCGATTCCATCATATGCATTCTTAAAGTAAGAATAAGCGTATGCATCTTTCGAACCTCTTGGGTTAGAACCGAATACATCAGTTACATCGTTATTATCAGTTGAGTCTAAAGAAGAAGAAATTTCTCCAATTCCACTACCACTAACAACAAATGAACCTGTTGCACTTCCATCAGATATACTAAATCCACTAAATCCAACTTCTTCATCACCATTGTGTGTTGAATGAAGTGTTGAAATTAATTTAATTCCAGCTGAACCACTTACTGCAATACCAATAGGGTTTGCTTGGTTATAACCACCTACACCTGCTACTCTAACAATTGTTACAGTACCAGCTTCTCTTAGATAGTTTTGTACTGCATATTCTGTATAGTAAGTACCGTCAGGTGTACCAAATTTATCTTCAAACTCACTTTGAGTTCGAACTACTGTGGGAACAAACGCTGTACCTTGTTTGAAAGGTCCAATGAACGCTGCTCCGATTTCTCCAACCCCTTGTGCTAAGAACGAAAGGTCATTTTCTCTCGTAAATACTCCAGGTGATACAATTCTTTCTGCCATATTATCTCCGTTTATTAAATAAACAATTTAGTTATTACTAATATAAATATAACTAAAACGTTGAAACCATTAATTAATCGCCAGAACCACTAACTGGTGTTGGTGTTACTGAACCTGTTGACCAAGGTAAGTCCTCTGAACCGATTTCTTCACTAGCATCATCAACCTCATCAATTTTATTTTGAATTTGTTCTGAGATGTGGTCCCAATATCCCCCATTAGGGTTTGTTACTGATGCTGATACCCATCCAGCTACTAACTCTTCAGTTAAATCTCCGAAAGCTACAAATTCATCAGATGAACCTGATTCGAAATCTAGTGGAGTTGCTCCAACGAATCTACCTTCAGTTCCGGTAGCTCCCTCAGTACCAATACATGTCCATCTAACGTGTAAAATTACATTTTCAAGATCACCTATCGTTTTTTTAGTCATTTGGGTTACACCCCAAGAATAAGTTACTGCCATTTTATTTTCCTTTTTATATATATAAGTATATAGGTTGTTCCCC